GACACTATTTGCAAAGGAAGCAACGTTATTATAAAGAAAACCGAAAAAAGCTCCTAATAACCCTCCGATGAAGCCGATCACCTCCACCGTTGTATCCCCCCACTTTACCATAGCATAAAGCACAAAACCGATAGCAGCGCCAATCAGTAGAATAGGCCAATTTAGCGCAATCCATTCTAACGCCGCTGCCCTTATAGGTTCTGTCATCAACCAGAGTTTAGCAATCAACGCCGGTATTTGTGTTACTGCCCACAAGGTGAGCGCCGAGCCGACCATCACAAGTATAGGAGCAATGATGTCCCAGTTTTGCTGTATAATTTCACCCAGCCAAGTCAAACCATCAACGATCCCCACAATTCCTCCGGCGATAATTGCTAGTCCGATGCTTAACCCGTTAATAAATGGTTGAAAGCTCTCATTCTGAAAAGCATTATTTAATCTAGTCATGAGAGGGGTAAGGGCTTCCATGGCTTGTTCTCCTGCATCAGCAAAGCTGGATTTCATATTGTTCGTCAAAGCTTCCAACTGCTTTGTTGGAGATTTCATCATTTGATCAAAGGCCGCTTGCCCCATATTCTGTTTTTCGAGGAGCTGATCAAACGCTTTAATAAAACCATCAATATTTCCAGACTTGCCTAAATCGTCAATCTTAAAGGCTTTAATATCGGCCTCTGACATATTAAAGCTTTTAGCCAAAGAAGTAATGTTCCCTGACATTGCTCCCTTTATAGCTGATGCGGCCCCTTCAATCCCATTCCCCGCATTGTCAAACGCGTTCAGACGAAAGGCGAAATCGTTTAGCTTTGATATTTGATCTACATTTTGAGCAGACGAGAGAAATGTGAGACTACTCTGCAAGGCTTTATTGACATCCTGCCCGGCGGCGAGTGCATCACTTTTAAACTTATCGAACATTGCGGTCCCAATTTCTGTATTTCCGGTCCGGGCGATAAACATATCTTGAGTTTTTTGCTGCTCCATTGCGCCGCCAATGCTTGCTTTTCCTAAATCCGTGAGCATTTGGACGGCAGCATTGACGCGAGAAGATGCATTAAAGAAGCTCAAGATTGAATCAACTGTTGCCAAAGCGGAAACCTCCTTTTGTGCATAATAAAAAGCACTCTGTTTCGAGTGCTTGTATGTTATAACAACTTTAGTAACAGAAAAGGCTTGCAGGGCGGTCGGCATTCCTCCAAAGGGAGGTGATGCCATGGAAGTATACCAGACATTGACGCTTATGATTTCATTTGCGACATTGATGGTGTTAATACTTTCTTTCCCTAAACGGAAATAGACCGCCCCTGCCGAAAGGTTTGCGGTCTATCCGTTGCCCTAAGCCGTCCGCCCTTTAAGCGGCTGTTACACAAGGAGTTATGTTTGCAGCATGGCTCCTTGCTGTTACGATACGTAACTTCTGTCATTAGTATACCATAATTATCGAATTTTAACATATGCTGAAAGATAACTAAGGCAAGTTTGCGGCTTGCCATCGCCCTTTGCTTATATGCTAGTAAATTATTCCTGCCTAAACGGGAAAATTCGAAACAAAAAAATATTTAGACGCTATTTCTTCTTAAGCTTTGCCCTGTCTTGCCTTTCCTTTTTAATTCGAATATCAATCATGGCATAAATAGCGGCCTTAGCTTCTCGTGTTTTTTGGGCCAGCTCATCTGGGGGAATATGGAGTTCGTGGAGGGCGTAGTAAGCGTAATTCCACTCACCCTCGCCCTCCTCAATTAGTTTTTTACCTCATCCATCAAGTTTTCCACGCTTTGATCAAAACCGTTCAGTTCTTGAACCTGCTGAACAAGGGTCGCATATTCTCCGGGAAACAGCATCTTGCGAAGCAGCTCTTCAGCACCTATGACACCGTATGATTTTTGCAGCTCAGCATTTTTCAGATCAGGAAAGCTGACACTTGCCACGATGATTTTAGCTAGATAAACGTTCTGATCTATTTCAGACTGCTGCGAACCATTTTTCCCCTTAACTTTCCGAGTGGCCGCTTTTCGGTACTCTTCATTTTCCGCTTCAGTTATGCTATGGATTTTCCAGGGTATTGGCTTGCCTTCTTTGTCCTTAAACCGCTCGGATATGACAACTTCTTTGCTAAGATCAGATCCTGCATTTTGCGCGAAAAATCCTTGTAAATCACTCATTTTCTTTCCCTCCAGAATTTACTTATGATTCAATATAACTGCCACGCGAACACCTGTCTTATCGAACGATTGGAGCACTAAACTGGTCCAATAGATCAAAATCATCAAATGTAAAGGGCAATTCTTCTTCCAAAGGATCATCTGACGTCGCATCGAAGGCTGCGGCTACCACGCTGTCTAAGTTGCAATCCTTGAGGACGGAGGTCTGTTTGCCAACTGTGGAGGCAGGGTCCTCATTCACAATCTGCAAATCAAAGTAAAAATCTTTGCCCGTTTTGATATATTCCAGCATGAGCGCCCTGAACATGCTCGTAAAGTAATAAATCGTCAAAGTCCCGGTGCCGGACCAACCGGCTGCCTTTTTGCCGACATTCGTTTTTCCCAATATAGGTACATCTGCCTTCGTTTTTTCAATGGTCGCTTCCACTGTTTTGGCATAAAACAACTCTTCCACTCTGCCATTAATCGTGACAAAAGCCTTGCCTTGCTTTCCTGATATTGCATCTTCTGCTTTAAGAAATGCCATAGCTTATCTCACCTGCACTTTCACATAGATTTTTTCGATAGAATCAACCGGCTGCGCATATGCCTCTATATAGACACTGTCTGATTCGATACCCGTTTGGACTGTCAAATCTGCTTGAGAATCAAAATTCTGGACAGCATCCATACCCTGCAGTGTTTCCATATATTTGACACACTGTGTTTTCAACAGGTTTCGTCCATCAGCGTTATTGGATACCTGGCCAATGTAAAACTCACTGAAAATCCTGACAAGATCATTATTAATTCCATCAAGGACTCTGATCACGCGGTTCTTGGCAAACTGCTTTCCTTTTTCTAAGCTCGATGTGGATAGAGTATTAATGTCCTGCTCTACAATGGCCTTATTGTCATTAGATGTAAACACAAATTCCCCAGCCCGCAGCGCTGCAATGATCTGAGTATTGGTATACCTGGGAGCCACATCCACTGCCCCATCATAAGCCTGATAGGTTAGAGATTCATTCACTTGGGCACCTGCGGTTGCACCGGCTACCCAGGCAGTAGCTTGGGCTGCGCTCAGGGTTGTGCCATTGGAAAGGATAACTCCGTTCTTGACACTGATTACACCTTCATAATCAGCCGTTGGATAATTTTCCAACACAACTTGAATTTTCTTGCCTTCGTTATCTCGAAGGCGTTGGCAAAAGGCTAGGAATGTCGCTTTAAGAGTGTCGTCTGTCGAAGGCAAGGCAACAGTGTTGAAGTCGCAGATCTCGACTGCTGCCAAGTAGTCAACATAAGCCTGATTGGTGATTGTGCCATCTGCACCTCCCTCCAGAGGCACACCCGCTGTTTCTGCTAAAGCTCCTGTGCCCGAGAATACAACCCAATTATTCTCCACTAAACCTGCGATATTGAGCACGGTTTGTTGATCTGCTTCAGCCCCATCCACTAATGTAGTGACATTAAATTTGGTGTCATCGTCCATGTTTTGCTGAATGAGCAGAGACACATCATTCCCTCTTACACCACCCCATTTGGCTGTGACCGTAAGGGTGCCAATAGTCACGGTTGCCTTTGTCCCGGTATTGAGTCTGTATAAGAGCAGCGTTTTGGCGCGTTTCAAAACCTCTCTGACTAAAAGCAGATTGGCATCCCCCATCGGATAACCCAGCTTGACTAAGGTGTCTTCACCTGCTTCAATACTGATGATTTGGCTGGGCTCACCCCACGAGAGCATCAGCGGAAGAGAGACAATCCCTCGCTCTCCAAGTGCACCTGCCACCTGGAGCTCTGATTTAAAATTGACATACACTCCCGGCCGTATTTTGTTTTGTGTCATCCATGTACCTGCTGCCATCTTAGTTAGCCTCCTTTTTCAGAAAATCCTCAAGGATCTTTTCGACCTGATCATGGGTGTATTTCTGTCCTTCCTCCAAAAGCGCATCCAGCAAATCCTTGTTGGGATATTGCTTAGACTGTAAAACCTGCTGTTTACTATAAGTCTTCGTGAGCTGCTTTTCTTTTTTTTCAGTTTTTATCATGTAGATATCCCTCCTGTTTCATAGACTGCATTAATGAATCTGCTTCAACACTTCGCATAACATGGAAATTGTAAGCCACAAACCAGTGAAGCACACCTTCAACGATTTCGTGGCGCATTCCGCTGCCTCTGACAAGACCACCGTCCACGCTAATCAGCTCCAGCTTGTCATACAATTGCTCCGCCATGTCATGTAAGGCTTCATTGCCCCCTGCAAAATAATGAATATCGAATGAGTGATTGCGCTGATAGCGCTGACCCAGAAGCTGATTCTGCGACACAGGAAACAGCTTTACATAAAAATAAGGCTCTTCCAAGCCTTGATCACTCTCTTCGCTGTATGTGTTGATATTAGGGAAGTTTTGATTCAGAGCAGCAATCACGCTATCTAGGACACTGTTGACTGTGATCATCGAATCCTCTCCTTAGCCTTCGCGCGGTTTAAACCTGTTGCCGTGTGAACTTAAAAAACTCATAAAGCCAATACAACAATAGCTGCACTAATTATGGCTCCAACGACAGTGCGCCAGAGCCATGTATTGTTTGCTAAAGTTCGTGGGACATAATGTTCCTGTTTGTTGTCGCTGGCTGAAGTTAAAGGAAGCAAGGAATTTGTTCACCCGTAACAACTTTAATCTTTAGTGCCTTAATAAGCCAGTTCTCCGTGATAGCGGAAAAATATATAGATATCACGTTTCAAATCTCCTAGAGCTTCATGATATACGCTAGTGCAAAATAGGGAGGTCTGTTTTCATGTGTGCTTCCGCTACCGATCGAAGCAGTTGAGCCTGAGAGAGTATGTCCGTGAGTACCTTCATATCCTGAGTACCCTGAAAGAGTATGAGTGTGACTTCCTGCGGATTTAGTCAAGCGTGCCTCTTCCTCCACGTACGCCCCCTCATAAGCACCCGTTCCAGCTTTAGTAACAACACCTTCAATCTTCGTGTCATAACTGTGCTGGTGGGCTCCCGTGGTGCTATTGACAAATGTACCCTTGTCGTGTCTATGGTTACCTGTTGAATTAGTTGCCAGCGTCCCAATTCCATGAGAGTGACTAGGCAATTGCTCAGAAGTAAGGGGTACTGCAACGGAGCCACCTGTATTCCCGATTGCATACGTTAAACCAGCGCCAACGATAAACCTGTCTCTTAAATCCGGAGTCCCATTTGTACCATCACATAATGCCCATGTATCAGGAATAGTCCCAATAGCTCCGCTCCACATAGATATTAATCCCGTTGGAACCCCCGATATTTCATCTTCTGCTATAAGAAATTCCATATCTTATCTCACCTGCACTTTCACATAAATATTCTCGATAGAATCTACCTGCTGAGCATATGCCTTGATATAGACACTGTCTGATTCATTACACATTTATTCTCCCGTCCTTTCATTCTCGCCGTTCAGATAAGGGCTCTCAATGATGTCAACGTTTTTTATCTGAACTAAACTTTCAACATTATACGTTCAGTTCCAACTAACCCCCTTTCAATTCTAAAAGACTCTGATTATACCTTGGTCATTTAGAAACTTTTGTTTCTCTGACCTTGACTCTTGTGAAAGAACTATCCAGAACAGAATCCCGATCATACCATCATTACCCCTCGGTTGCTTCGCATCATCCTATCCCAAGCCTTAAACCGGGCAGTATCCTCGTACCTCTCTTTAAACTCACCATTATCCCTACATCGATTTCCAGTCCATTTTAAACAGTTGGCACAGGTTTCTGTAAGTCCCGGTTTTACTGGTAAGAATAGAGAGCAACGTTCAGTTTTGGTCTTCACGGCTTGCACCTCGCTTAAATGGCATTAGAAAACTAGGCTTGCGCCAAGCCGCAGGCGAGGCGGTAGCCTTAGTTCTGACTGGCACAGTCAGTTCATACTTTCTGCCTAGTATAAAAAAACGAACGCCCCGATTTATCGGAGCGCTCTAGTGAGAGGAGGGTTATGTCACGAGCAGGTCTCGTTCCTGACTTCTTTCACAATATTATTGTATCATGCTTTTTTCCAAACAAAATGCAAACCTTCTGCCAAAAAGATGCCAAACATACGTTCCCTTGCAGACTCACTTAATCACGTTTATATATTCCTAATAAAACAGCTACCTCTGCCAATAGTTCATCTCTTACGCGATAATAAGTTCTAAGGGGTATTTTCATCTGTTTTGCTACCCACCAGTCATAATTATGTTTACTAAAGTAGCGATACTCAATTATCTTCCTTTCGTCTTCTCCAAATCCAGCGAGGATAATTTCTATCTCCTTGATACGAAGTATGCACTGGTTAATCTCTTGCGCTGTCTCCCAACGTTTAGAAGCAATCCCTCCTGTTTGATCGCTAGTCTTTGTGGGTGCAGGAGTTAGGGAGTAGGTCACCGTCGTCTTTGGTAATTCGTTTCCCAGCTGGGCATTCAAAATGCATAACCGCTTTTTATCCTCCGGATATTGAGAGAGTCTCCTGATCGTTAGCAAGTACCACTCAGGCTTTTTGTTTTTTATCTCTGCTTGATCGTTCAT